GACTGAAGAACAGTTGAAAAAAAGACTCAGTGAGTACAAATGGGATATTTCGAGATTAAGTATTCTAGAAGCTCGAATAAAAGAATCATATGCAAGTTTAGGACTAAAAGGAATTACTTACGATAGTCCAAGATTAAGCGAATCATTTAAATTCAATAGCTCAACTGAAAACGGTGCAATTAAACACATGGAAGAACATTCAGATCTAATAAAACAATTTGGAAAGCAAGAATTAAAGGTTAACGAAATAAAATATGCACTTGAAAGCCTTATTGATAAAGAGTTCAAACTAATAACAATGAAATACATCGATAAAGCTTCATGGTCAGAGATAGCACTTACTATTGGTCACTCTTTTGGAACAACAAGAAACATGCATCAAGAGATTATAAAAAAGATGGTTCACATATTAAATAATTAAAATATCAAAAAATATGACAAACAGGTGACAAACAAGTGACAAACAGGTGATAAAATAATACAAAATCTGTGATACAATGATAAAAGGTTGAATTGGATATATCACTTCACCAACATACTAAGTAATAATGGTTAAAGGTTTCCACTTTGTCCTCCTTCAAAAGGCGAGCATCTGCAATATGGTGCTTGCCTTTTACATGTAAAGGAATTGATACTATGGCACAAGAGTTCGCTAAAAGCTTTTATAAATCTAAGTCTTGGCAGCAATGCAGAGCAAGTTACATTGCATCAGTTGGTGGACTATGTGAGACATGCTTAGAAAAGAATAGAGTAAGACCAGGTAAGATAGTACATCATAAGACTTACCTAACACCAGAGAACATTAATGATCCTTACATCACACTCAATCATGCAATGCTTAGATACGATTGCCAAGACTGTCATAACATAGAACATCATGGTGACACATCTGTTGTACAAGATGGTCTAGCCTTTGATATATACGGAAACTTAATACAAGTAGACTCCCCCCATTAAAAATTAATTATGGCATACCCTCAGGACCGAGGGGGGTGCTTCATTCAACACACAGGTCGCACACAAGACCCCCCTACCGCAAAGGAAGTGAGTAAATGGACAAAGAGATAACCAAAGATGTCAGGATTAAAAAAGAGATATCCAGACTTAACTCAATATGCAAGAACTTAGAACCAAACAAAAAGAAGATGGCCGAAGGTATTATTAAGAGATCTGCATACATGAAAATAACATTGGAAGATTACGAAAGAGACCTTGATGAAAACGGATATGTTGAATTGTTTTCACAATCAGAGAAACAAGAACCATACGAAAGAGAAAGACCAGTAGCTAGATTGTACAACACAATGAATAAAAACTATCAAAGCATCTGTAAACAAATTGCTGATATGCTACCTGCTGAAATTAAAAAAGAGAAAGACGATGGTTTTGATGATTTTATAGATGGGCGTGATGATTAATGAATCCAATCCTAGAATACTGGGAGGAAATCACAAGTAATAAAGTTGTTGTTGGAAAAAAGATTCGCAGAACATACAAAAAGATTGTAGCTGATCTAAACACGCAAAGCGAATACTTTTACTCAGACAAGAGAGCTAATCATGCAATTGACTTCATTGAAAAGTTTTGCAAACATTCTAAAGGCAAGATGGGCGGTAAGCCTGTAATACTAGAAGTTTGGGAAAAAGCAATGATTGCAACTATATTTGGTTTTATCGACATCGAAGGTAATCGAAAATATAGAGAAGCACTATTGATTGTAGGCAAGAAGAACGGTAAATCATTACTTGCATCTGCTGTTGGAAATTATTTATTGATTGCAGATGGTGAATCAGGACCTGAAGTTTATTCAGTAGCAACAAAGAAAGACCAAGCAAAAATAATCTGGTCTGAAGCTGTTAGAATGCGTAATAAATCACCAGCATTAAGAAAGCGAACCAAAGCACTTGTTGGAGAATTAAAAGCAGACTTTAACGATGGTACATTTAAAGCATTGGCCAGTGACACGAATACACTAGACGGGCTAAACGTACATGGCGCATTAATGGATGAAATACATCAATGGAAAAACGGAAAGCCACTATATGACATTATTGCCGATGGTATTACTGCAAGAGAGCAGCCATTAATATTTATAACGTCAACGGCAGGCACAATCCGAGAAGACTTGTATGATTTAAAATACGAACAAGCAGAAAAGGTTATAAACTCTTATGACGATCCTGAAGCTTATCAGGACGAAAGGTTTATAGCCTTTATCTATGAAATTGACCAAAGAAAAGAATGGATTGACGAAGCATGTTGGCAAAAAGCCAATCCAGGACTTGGAACTATAAAGAACTTAAAAACACTAAGAGAAAAAGTTAACAGAGCTAAAGAGAATCCATTGCTAGTTAAGAATTTAGTGTGTAAAGAGTTCAACATTCGAGAAACATCAATTGAAACATGGTTAACATTTGACCAATTGAACAACACATCAACATTTGATATTAAATCATTAAAAGCTAGATATGGAGTTGGTGGTTGTGACTTATCTAGTACTACTGACTTAACCGCAGCAAAAGTAATATTCATGGTACCTAATGATAAAAACATTTATGTATTGCAAATGTATTGGTTACCAGAAGATTTAATTGAACAAAGGTCAAAAGAAGACAAAATACCTTACAACACCTGGAGAGATTTAGGACTATTAAGAACATCAGAAGGTAATAGAGTGCATCCTAAATATGTAACCGAATGGTTTATTGAAGTACAACAACAATATGACATTTATATACCTTGGATAGGTTACGATTCATGGTCTGCTACATATTGGGTTGAAGAAATGCAAGGTTATTTTGGTAAAGAAAGTATGATACCAATCATACAAGGCAAGAAAACGTTGTCAGGACCAATGAAACAACTTGGTGCAGATCTAGAAAGTAAATTAATCATTTATAACAATCATCCAATTGATAAATGGTGTCTTTCAAATACATCAATTGATGTGGATAAGAACAATAATATACAACCTGACAAAGGCACAAACCAAAGAAAACGTATTGATGGTACTGCTGCATTATTAGATGCATATGTTGTACTACAAGATAAGCTTCAAGATTACCAAAACATGATATAAGGCGGTGAAACATGGGATTATTTGAAAAGATATTTACTAAGCCACAAAACAAACAGGAAATAAATCAATATTTTAAAACACTGACTGCTTATACTCCGAGTTTTACAACTTATGAAGGTGGACTTTATGAGATGGAAATAACAAGAGCAGCAATTCATAGTTTTGCAACACAATGCAGTAAGTTAAAGCCAGAATTAAATGGTGCTGCATCCTACAATTCACTTGCCAACAAATTAAAATATGCTCCTAACCCTTGGATGGATACAACAAAGTTTTTGTATAGGCTTGCCACAATACTAAGCATTCAAAACACAGCATTTATTGTGCCAATTCTTGATGAATTTGGTGACGGAATAACAGGTTACTATCCAGTATTACCAAGTAAGTGTGAAGTTGTTGAACATAACGATGTTGCTTATCTAAGATACACATTTAGCACAGGGAAAAAAGCAGTTGTTGAACTTAATCGAGTTGGAATACTAACAACACATATGTATAAAAATGATTTTTTTGGAGAATCAAATATAGCTCTTAATCCAACGATGCAATTAATCAATTCACAAGTAGAAGGAATTCAAGAAGGCATAAAACAAGCTGCAACTATTCGTTTCATGGGTAGATTAGGTAACACTTTAAGGCCAGAAGACATTGAGAAAGAGCGTAAAAGCTTTGTTGAAAGCAATCTAAAAGCGGAAAACAACAACGGAATACTAATTTTTGATGCAAAGTATGCTGAGATAAAACAAATCGAAAGCAAACCTTTTATTGTAGACGATAAGCAGATGCAACAAATAAAAAATAACGTTTATGACTATTTTGGTATTAATGAAAACATTATTCAAAATAAATTCAATGAAGACCAATGGAATGCATATTACGAAGGTAAGATTGAACCGTTTGCAATCCAAACTAGTCTAGTATTAACAAACATGACTTTCACAGATCATCAAAAAACATTTGGCAATGAAATTATATTAACTGCAAACAGATTGCAATATGCATCAAATAAAACAAAGTTAAGTATAGTTACACAAATGTTTGATAGAGGTTTTATGACCCACAATCAAGGCAGAGAAATATTTAACATGCTACCAATCGCAGACGGTGACAAATATTATATACGAAAGGAATATGCAGATGTTAGCAATCTTGCTACAACACAAGGCATAGGTGAAACAACAGATGATATCTAAAGATCGTAATTACAAATCATTTGAAGTTAGAGCAGCAGACGATAAAGATTTTACTGTTACTGGATATGCTGCAACATTTAATCTTCCAACGGTGTTATACGAATACGAAGGTATACAGTACAAAGAAGTAATATCAAGAGGAGCATTTGATGGTGCCATAATGCAGGACGTAGTGATGAATTACAATCATTCAGGAAAGCCTGTAGCACGAACAAAGAACAATACTTTAATTCTTGAGATAGATAATGTCGGTTTAAAAATTACGGCTGATCTATCTGGAACAAAAGAGAGCAGAGACTTATACGAAGAAATAAAAGGCGGATACATTGATAAAATGTCATTCGCCTTTATTGTTGCAGACGATGGCTCAGAGTATGAAAAGTTAAGCCATACAAGAAACATTAAAAAATTTAAGCGTATCTACGATGTCGCAGCAGTTGATATACCTGCTTACGAATCGACAAGCATACAAGCACGTTCTTTCTTTGAAGCGGAGGCTGAAAAAGAAACTAAGGAGTTAGTAGAACGTCGTAAACAAAAACTAAGATTAAAACTAAAATTGGAGGAAATATAATGAACAGAATGCAAGAAATCGAAAAAAGAATGAGTGAAATTGGTACAGAATTAGGTAGTGAAACAGCAAACCTTGATGCACTTGAAACTGAATTAAATGCATTAACTGAAGAAAAAAGAACATTAGTTAAAAAAGCAGAACAAAGAAGTAAGTTAATTGGATCTATCGCATCAGGTGCAACAGGTACTTCAATTGGCAACATGTTGCCTGAAGAAAAAACAAATGAAGTTCGTTTTGCTGCTAATTCTCCTGAATACAGAGAAGCTTATTTTAAAAACTTGATGGGAAAACCATTAACAACTGAAGAGAGAACTGCTATTACAGCAAGTGCTGTTATTCCAACGAGTACTCTTAACAAAATCGTTGAAAAATTAGCACAAGTAAGTGCTCTTTATGAAAGAATTACAAAATCAAACTTCCCTGGTAACATTTCAATTCCTGTTGAAAACGCTAAAGCAGACGCGGCATTCGTTGCAATGGCAACCGCAGCAACTGACGCAACTGATTCGTTTGCTACAATTTCACTTGCAGCTTACAAATTAATCAAAACATTCGAAATCAATGCTGACGTTATGGCTATGTCAATTGATTCGTTTGAAAGCTTTATTGTTACTGCATTAATCAAAAAAATGAACAAAGCAATTGAAAACGCAATACTTAATGGTACTGGTTCAAATCAACCTACTGGACTTTTGAAATCTGGCGAGATCACTGCTGCAATTACATTTACGAAAGCTGCAATGAAATATGCTGATATCATGAAAATCATTGGTACTTTACCAACGGCTTATCATCCTATGGCAGCATTTACAATGCCAAGAGTATTGTTTTTTGAAGAAGTACTTGGAATGCAAACAACAGATGGAAATAAAATCGTTGTTGCAGACGCACAATCACCTGCTAAATTCAATATCCTTGGATACCCTGTTATTATCAATGACTTAGTACCTACTGACACTATTGTTTTTGTTGATTTTAGCTACTACCACATGAACTGGTCATCTGACATTGCAATCGATACTGATACATCCGTTGGATTTAGAACTGGTTCAACTGTTTACAGAGGAATGGCTCTTGTAGATGGAAAGAAAACTTTAGATGAAGCGTTTGTTGTTTCAACACGTGCTTTAACCTAATAATTAATCACACAATAATAGCTAGGGATGGAAACATCCCTGGTTATTTAAAAAGTAGGTGAAAACATGGCATTAATCGATGATGTAAAAATATCGCTTAGAATAACAAGCACTGCTTATAACACTGAAATTACTGACCTTATTGCAGCGTGTAAAAAAGATTTAGAAGTTGCTGGAGTAGTAAATATTGTTGAAACTGAAGCGTTAGTTAAACGTGCCATAATGGTTTATTGTAAATGCAATTTCGGATTTGATAATCCTGATTATGAAAAATTAAATACTGCATATGAGAAATTAAAAAATCTATTAGTGCTTTCAATTACTTACAATACAGCAGTTGAAAGTGGTGATTAATATGTTATTTAGAGATGCGATTGAGTTAATTGCAATTGGAACATCAACTGTTAATGAATATGGTGATCCTATTTTATCAAAAACATACACAACAACATATGCAGATAAATTGGCTATAACCTCATCAGAGTTTTATCAGTCAAACGCACAAAATTTAAGGCCAGAGTATAAATTCAAAATTCGTTTTTGCGATTATAACAATCAAACAAAAATTCGTTATCCAATTACATCAGGTAAAGAGTTTGACGTTATTAGAACATATAACAAAGGTGATGAATTTATTGAATTAACATGCCAAGGAGTGAATGTAAATGCCAATGCCTAAGTCAGTAACAAAGATAGATAAAAATGGCGTTAAATTCATTTCAGACGTTGATAGAGCACAATATACTTTGACTGAACTATCAAGAGCAGCATTAAAAGACATTGCGAAATTAACAAGAAAAATAGCAAAAGATAACGTTCCATTTTTAAGCGGTACATTAAAATCAAATATTGCAACATGGGTAAAAAAAGATAAAGCAACTGGACAATTAGAACTTCAACTTGGTGTATATGATGCCAAATTAGCAAAAAAAAGAGGAAAAAAACCAGCAATACACGCTCATTTTTTAGAATTTGGTACTAAAAAAATGGCAAAACAACCATTTTTAACACCTGCTGTATTAGATAACATAGACGAAATTCGCAGAATAGAAGGTAAGTATTTATCGGCTATTGAAAACGAAAATGAAGCTATGATGATCATTGATGAAAGTGAGGAAGAAAGCAGTGATTGATAACATCATACTTGATATAAATAAAAAAATCAAAGCAGCACTAACCTCATATACAGTGTACAACGAAGGTGCTCCAGATGAAGCAACTTTCCCATACTTAACTTTTGAAATTACAAATAGTACAGCAGACGCAGAAAACACAGAGATATTTTATTTAGATATTGATGGTTGGGATAATTACGCTGAAGCAAATGGAACGGTACGCATAGAAACAATGATGGCATATGTTGCCACTCAACTTAATAAAAAAATCATAGTAACTACTGATGCATCTTATCGATTTATATTAGAAAGTAGATTCGGAATAAGAGATCCAGATTTAAACATCAGGAGAAGAAAGCAAAAATATCAAATAAAAGTTATAAATTGAAAGGAGCAAAAACAATATGTCAGTTCAATCTTATTTACTAGGCAATGGTGTTTTTTCTATTGGCTCAACTGCTATTGCATTAACCAGAGGCGGTGGAAAGTTAACTATTGAAAGAACGTTCAAAGAAATAACGGCCGACGGAGATTTTGGGCCTGTTGAAGACAGACTTAGACTAGATAGAGAAGTTGTTAAATTACAATGCAACATGCTTGAAATACTGGCTGCAAACATGCCTAAAATGTATCCTGCATTAGAGGTTGATGCAACAACAGTTGCTGGAACAAGTACAGTAACAAGTACATTGGAAATTGTAACAGGAGACTACATGGCACCAGTTACTTGGACAGGTAAACTTGCAAATGGAAAAACATGTAAGATTACTTTGACAAAAGCAATTAACTTGGAAAACATCGAATGGTCACTTGTTGACAAAGACGAAGTAGTGCCACAAGTAACTTATACTGGAGTTTACGCTGAAGCAAGTCGAACAACTCCACCTTGGAAAATTGATTTTGTAAATGTTGTTTAGTTTAAAGGGTATCGTTAAAAGCGGTACCCTTTAACTTGCAAAAAAACGGAGGATAACCTATGGAACTAAAACTAAAAGAACTTGAATTCAATGACGCATTTGAACTTGCAAGCATATTTAAAAACTTAAAACTTACTTTGTCACAAGATGATGTTAAAAAATTAGAAGAATCAAAGATTAAAGCTGGAATACAACTAATTTTCAATCTTCTTGGAGACTTAAAAGAATCAAAACAAGAAATAAATACATTTCTTGGCCATCTTTTTGGTATTACAGGCGAAGAGTTTGGAAAACTTAAAATGAAAGACCTTGCAAAATGTTTTAAACAAATAAATGAATTTAAACAAAGCGAAGATTTTAAAGATTTTATGGATGCAGTAGGTCAATTGATATTATAGATGTTACTGATCTGCTGCTTAAACGATACCATAACATCGAATATGTTTTGAAATTACCTTTTAAAATAGGGTTGCAATTAGTAAAAAAAGCATATGAAGAAAATGACAAAGACAAATATTATCAACTTTGGTTAGTCATACAACCATTAAATCAAGATGGTGAAACACTAATGCATTTTGAAACATGGTACCGTAATTTGATTGAAGAAAATCAACGCAGAATGAAGTTATATTCTGAACCAGTTGACGATATTTTAGATTTAGTTAGCCGAATTAATGCAAAAGTAGGTGAAAAAGATGCAAATATTTAAGTTGTTTGGTAGCATTTTTATTGATAATGATGAAGCTAATAAGTCAATTAGTAAAACAGGAGCTGAAGCTGAAGGACTAGGTTCAAAATTAGTTAAAGGCGCAGCAACAGTAGGTAAGTTTGGAGTAGCGGTTGGTGCTGCTGCAATAGCAGGTGGAACTGCAATGACTGCATTAGCAGTTAAAACTGCTGACACTTTAGGCGAAATAGATGATGCTGCAAACAGAGCTGGTATCGGTGCTGAAGAGTTTCAAAAGTTTGCATACGCTGCTAAAATGTCAGGCATAGATGTTGCCACACTTGAAACTGCAATGATAAAACAACAAAAAGCATTTGCAGACGCTAAAACAGGCAGCAAAGGAATGTCAGAAGCTTATTCTAAACTTGGTATTGATATAAATAAAGTTGGAACAAGCGGAGAAGCTTTTGATTTAGTCATTAGTAAACTTGCTGATATGAAAGATGAAACACAAAGGAATGCAATAGCAAATGATATTTTTGGAAAATCATATGCTGAACTTACTCCAATGTTATTATCTGGATCACAAGGCATTGATGAAATGAAACAAAGCGCAGTAGACCTTGGTATTGTTGTATCTGGTGATGCAGTTAGTGCTGGTGCTGAATTTGGTGATAAATTAGATACAATGAAAATGGCTCTTGGTGGAGTTGTCGCAGAAGTCGGTGTTGGAATAATTCCCATTATAAGCAAATTTGTTGATTTAATCATGGCAAATATGCCACTAATTCAAGACGTTATGATAAAGGCATTTGATGTTATAGCAAAATATATCATGCCAATAGTAGAGAAGCTTTTACCAGTATTTATGAATTTGATTATTGCTTTATTACCAGTCATAGAACCTTTGCTAGATATCTTTATGCTATTAGTAGATGCTGGATTAATACCGCTTATTGATGCATTAGTGCCAATAATTGAAGACTTAATACCTCCACTAATTACTTTATTAGGATTCGTTGCAGATGCTTTAAATTTCGTGTTGCCTATTTTAACTTGGGTAATTGACGTTATAGGAAAAGGATTGCAAGAAGCAATAAAAGGCACATCAATACAGTTTGATATGTTTAAGACTGCTCTAGAAACCGTTGCAAAGTTTTTTAAAAACGTTTTAGTAGGTCCAATAATAGAAGACTGGGAAAAGGTTATTGGTGGCATTACAAAAGGTATAGATAAGGTTAAGGAGTTTTTAGGACTACAATCTAAAACAGATGTATCAAAAATAGATACAAGTCGAGCTGGTTCT